TAAGAGTTATGAACTAAGCTTGATTTTGTGGGAGTATTGTCAAACTATTTATTTATTTTATCTGTGGATAACTTGATTGACATTGTGGGATATTATAGTAAGATCAATGACATCTAAGAAAGGATAATTAAAATGAAAACAGTAACAGAAAAAGATTACCTACCAACAACGGCTAAAGAATTATCAGACCAACAAGAGTTGGTTTCGTCGGTTGCAAAAATGGTTAACCTTTATAACCATGGTCTTAATGAAGATCAAAAACAAATGCTCAGAGATATGTATGCTGGGTTGAAGGGGGAGAATAAAAATCAACCCGACTGGACAGGAACAAACTATTTAGAACTTATGTTAGAAATGGTTTACATGAGAGGTTGTGCTCTTGGTCATATCAAAGGCATGTCTCAAATGCACAGTTCTTATTCTAGCGAAATTAAAAACGTATTTAAAAACAAATAAATATTTGACTTCATGGGATATTTTTAATAGAATATCCCATAAGAAAGTAAGAAAGGATAAGGATAATGACAGATATAAAAGAAATGGAAAGTAAACTAAAAAACCTTTTAGGTTTTGAAATACAATACTATGCTAAGAAACATGGAAAGGTAATTACTAGAAATGGAATATGGCAAGATGATAAATGCAAACTTGAGATGAGAAATAACGGTTTATCTCTTACCTATTGGGATATCGAAAAGAACTCTTATAGAATGGCTAATGATATTAAATCATTAGTAGGTTATTTTCCTCAAGAACTAAAAAGCAAGGTTAGACAATGACAAAGATACTTACCAAAGAGATGCAGGAATTATATAATAGCTTAGTTGGTTGGGGTAAGATGTTTGCCCCAAACGAAGTAGGACATAAGCAGTTTATAAAGTTCGTTATGTCTTATACACATCATAAAAAACAATAGAGGTACCAGTCCATGAGCAAAAACGGCTTGAAGCTCATGGGCCCACCCACCCTTTTTACATATAGATGTAACTAATATGCAACAGTATATAGTTGATTTTGAATACTTAATGGTATTAAATTCATTTTGAAACGATGCAACTAGAAGGAATAAATATAGACATCAACAAATTACCCGCAGAAGCGAAGAAGGAGTTCTTACGTTATAAAATAAAACTAGAAGAAAAAAGAAAAGAATCTGCAGTAAAAAATGATTTCATGTCATTTGTAAAATATATGTGGCCTGATTTTATAGAGGGGTCCCATCACAAAATAATGGGAGAAAAATTTAATAGGGTGTCCCAGGGCAAATTAAAACGAGTCATTATTAATATGGCCCCCCGACATACAAAATCAGAATTTTCATCCTACCTCCTGCCATCGTGGATGATAGGAAAAAATCCAAAACTAAAAATTATTCAAGCGACCCACACGACAGAACTCGCGGTCCGCTTTGGACGAAAAGCGAAACATTTAATTGACTCTGAAGAATATCAAAAAATTTTTCCCACGAAGTTGAGAGAGGATTCCAAGGCCGCGGGCCGTTGGGAGACAAACGAGGGTGGCGAATATTTCGCTGCGGGTGTGGGAGGAAGCATCACGGGCCGTGGTGCGGATTTATTAATTATTGATGATCCTCACTCGGAACAAGATGCGCTGAACGTCAATGCGTTGGAGAGGACTTGGGAATGGTACACGTCCGGTCCTCGCCAGCGTCTACAGCCCGGCGGTATTATTGTCGTGGTCATGACGCGTTGGAACATGAAAGATTTAACAGGAAGATTAATCAATGCTCAAAAAGAAACCAAAGCGGATCAATGGGAAGTGATTGAGTTTCCGGCGATACTACCAAACAATAAACCGGTATGGCCAGAGTATTGGAAACTAAAAGAATTAGAATCAGTGAAAGCTTCTCTATCTATTGGTAAATGGAACGCACAGTACCAACAAAATCCGACAGCAGAAGAAGGAAGTATCATTAAACGAGAATGGTGGAACCTATGGGAGAAGGACCTCCCCCCGCTGTATCATGTGATACAATCCTATGATACTGCTTTTTTGAAAAAAGAAACGGCAGATTATTCGGCGATCACAACGTGGGGCGTGTTCTATCCAACCGAGGACAGCGGACCGAATCTCATCTTGTTGGATGTCGTCAAAGATAGATTTGAGTTCCCCGAGCTACGGCGCGTGGCCCTCGAACAGTATAACTACTGGAAACCAGAGAGTGTTATTATTGAGGGTAAGGCAAGTGGAATGCCGTTGACTTTTGAATTGCGTAAACAAGGAATACCCGTTATAAATTATACACCGAGTCGTGGAAACGATAAGCACGCTCGTGTCAATGCCGTGGCACCGCTATTCGAGTCAGGGCAGATATGGGCAACAGATGATAAGTTCACAGAAGAAGTGATCGAGGAATGTGCTGCTTTTCCGTATGGTGATCATGACGACTTGGTAGATAGTATGACACAAGCAGTTATGAGATTTAGACAGGGAGGGTTTATTGAGCATCCTGACGATGAAGACGATACACCTTTACCACAACATCGGAGAACATATTACTAATGGGAAGTAAGTTAAAAGAAACATTTGTAGATCCAATTAGTCGTCGTGATTTTTTAAAAAAAACAAGTAAAGGCATTATGGGAGCTGCAGCATCAACAGCTTTACCGGGAGGTACAGGTGGTATCATGGGGACAGAAGCTGCTAAAAATTTAAATGTGCCTTATAGTTATACTCCGATAATAGATCAAATAAAATCAAAAGGAGTATTTTCAACGAGTGGTGGACTTGATGTTTATAAGCTTGGTAAATTTAAATATGAAGAATACAATCCGGGTTATTCAGAAGTAACAAGCGGTGGTTTAAGTATGCCAGAAGGTCAAGGTAAACTGATTATTACAGAAAGCGGAGTAGGTGGTGCCACAGGACCCGACGGTGAAACAGAACTCTACGATTATGAAATACCTTCTTATGAAATAGATTTTAATCCTGAAGTTTTTGGAGAACCCTCAGGACCAGGAGACCAGGCTTTTATGGAACAAGGTAAGTCAATAGATTTTACAAAAGATTTTTATTATAATACTCCTGAAGACTTAGAAGCAGATTTTTATGACACTTTAGGACCTGATGAAATACCTAAAGAAGACGTAGGAGCCTTTGATAACTATCTTCAAGAGGCACTTAACCTACCTCCTGAAAGAGGTTCTAGAGAATTTGAAGACAATAAACGTAAAATAGAAAATCAAAAGAAAATTCAAAAAGATAAAAAGCTACCTGTTAAACAGGAAGGATTTAAATTAAAAGGATTAATTAAAAGCTTGAGTAGGAGACTACCAGCAGCCAAGGTTATAAATACCTTGCAATTATTATCACAAGGTTTAGATTTATACGAGGCTTTGAATCAGACAATGGGTATGCCTTCAAAAGAGGAGTTTGAACAAATTGTACAAGATATGGAGAAAAGTGAATTTGCTAGCGGAGGCTTAGCGACAATAGGAGTTTAAATGGGAAGTAGAGTAGGAACAGGAGTATCACCAGGAAGATCAAAAGCAATGACAGGAGCCGCCGTGGGTCCTGGATCTATATCTGGTTTATCGGGAAACAAAGCCCAACAAGTTATAAGTAGTGCTGAAAGATTAAGAGGAGATAATCTAACTCCTGAAAAAGTAAGGATAGCTTCTGAGTTTTTAGGTCTTCCTGATAGAAGTGGACCTAGCTTGAAAAATTTTGCATTACCTCCTTCTGAAAGAGATAAAGATATTTTGTTATATAATCAAAAAACGGACGGGCCTCCTTCTATGACAATTCCACAACCACCAATATTACCAACCACACCACCTCCTGGTTATCAGTTTACTCCAAACCCACCTTCCGCACCTCCAGGATTTGAACCAGAAAATACTTTTCCTAATACAGCACCTCCTGGATATTATTATGATGAAGGGGTTGGTAAAAGGATACCACAACCCGGAGTGCCAGATTTTGATTTTAGAAGATTTAATTCTCCTGTACAAAGAGATCCGTTAGCTAGTTTTGGAGGCGGTATGTCAAGTGGTTTGGCAGGAATTCTTGCAACATTAATACAACAAGGATTATTATAAAATGGGAAGTAAAGCAGCAACACAATCAAGAAACGCACAAAGGCAAGCGAACACTGCTGAGTTAATGCAAAACATCATGACCGGTGGCGAGATTTCTAAAAAGAGAGAAGCAGAATTACAAGCAGCTGCTAATAGAGGCAGAGGCCTACAGTTTATTGAAGGCTCTCCTACAGTTAAAGGATTAACACAAAAGGGAGGCAAGCCTGTTTTTAGAACAGGAGCCACTGCTGCAGATTACACCGGAAGAATTGCTTCTAGTGCTCCAACAATAGGAGAACTTGCAGGAGATGCCGGTAGAGCACTCTTTGGTGGCACAGCAGACAAACAAGTTTTTACATTACCCACATCAAGACCAGGAACACCGACACAAGACTTCGCAAACATGGTACCCGACCCACAACGAAGCGAAGGTATTATTCCTGCTTTAATTAATACAGGTGGTATTACAGGTTTAGCTTTAAACTTAGTAAAAGATTTATATTCATCAGGAACAGGTAAAGTAAAAGATTTTTTATCACCCGCTGCGCAACTACAACCTGATCCTTTTTCCAGTGGAGCAGACGCTACAGGGGGAGCTTTTACTCTAGCTCAATCTTTAATACCTCAAGATATTGAAAGAGAAAATATAGCTCCTATTGACAAGAGAGCGAGACTCAAAGAATTAATTAATTTAGATGTAGCACCGGGATCACGAGAATTAAATGTTGATGGTATGACAGACCAAGAAGTAGATTTAAGATTACAATCTTATGGCGAGCCTCTTGCAGTAGGTGGTCGTGTTGGATTCTCTAGTGGTGGTGATATTGACCAAGATAGAATAGACTATGAAGAGGGAGGATATGATAAAATAATGACCTTTGATCAATATTTACTCATGTTAGATGAATTACAACAAGAATCTAAAAACGAATCTTTTTATAAAATAGGTGGACTGGTTCCACCAACTAGTGGTCCAGAATCAGAAGGCATCGAGTCTTTGTTCAGAAACAAGTAAGGATATTAAATGGCAGAAATAGATAAAGCATTACCTAACTCAAAGAGAACGACCATAGAACTACCTGATCAAAATCAAATACAAGAAGAACTAGTTCAAGAAATAAATAAAGAACAAGAACAACCTGACAATATTGAAATTATAGAAACTGACGAAGGAGGAGCTGAAATATCTTTCGACCCTTCTCAAGCCATGATGGAGGGAAGTGAAAATCACTTTGCCAATTTAGCAGAATATTTAGAAGATGATGTCTTAGGTCCTTTGGGTAATGAACTCAAAGATATGTATCTGGACTATAAATCTTCCAGAAAAGATTGGGAGCAAACCTATACACAAGGATTAGATTTGTTAGGATTTAAGTATGAAAGTAGAAGTGAACCCTTTCAAGGATCGAGTGGTGCAACACATCCTGTCCTTGCAGAAGCAGTCACACAATTTCAATCACTAGCTTATAAAGAATTACTACCGGCCGACGGTCCTGTTAGAACACAAATTATCGGAGCACCCACCTCTGCAAAAGAACAACAAAGCGAACGTGTCAAAGAGTTCATGAACTATCAACTCATGTCAGAGATGAAAGAGTATGAACAAGAGTTTGACCAAATGCTTTTCTATCTTCCTCTCTCAGGCTCGACATTTAAAAAAGTGTACTACGATGAATTATTAGGTCGAGCCGTCTCAAAGTTTGTACCCGCAGATGATTTGTTAGTACCTTATTCTGCAACCAGTTTAGAAGATGCTGATAGCATTCTTCATAAAATAAATATTTCTGAAAACGATTTACGTAAACAACAAGTTGGAGGTTTCTATCGTGATATAGAAGTATCAGAAGCATCTAGTGAAGATGATTCCATTGCTGCTAAAGAACGAGAGCTCGAAGGTATTCGTAAATCAGAAAAAGCTCCAGACATGTACACACTTTTAGAATGTCATGTTGATTTAGACTTAGAAGGTTTTGAAGATACAAATCCTGAAACAGGAGAAGCCACAGAAATAAAATTACCTTACATTGTAACTATTGAAGAAGGTAGTAGAGAAGTTTTATCTATTAGAAGAAACTACGAAGCACAAGACCCTAAGAAAAAAAGAATTAATTACTTCACACACTTTAAATTTTTACCGGGTCTAGGTTTCTATGGCTTTGGTTTAATTCACATGATTGGTGGATTATCAAGAACTGCAACAACAGCCCTACGACAGCTTTTAGATGCAGGGACTCTTTCTAATCTACCCTCGGGTTTTAAAACGAGAGGCATCAGAGTACGAGATGAAGCACAAGGCATACAACCCGGTGAGTTTAGAGATGTTGACGCTCCCGGTGGTAATCTTCGTGAATCATTTATGCCTCTTCCTTTTAAAGAGCCGTCTGCAACATTATTGCAGCTCATGGGCATAGTGGTGCAGGCGGGACAAAGATTTGCCTCTATTGCAGATATGCAAGTTGGTGATGGTAATCAAGGTGCCGCTGTAGGTACTACTGTTGCATTATTAGAACGTGGTTCTCGTGTGATGTCAGCCATACATAAAAGATTATATAATTCTCTAAAAGGTGAGTTCAAACAATTAGTAAGAATTTTCTCACTCTATCTACCACCAGAATATCCATACGATGTTGTAGGTGGTCAAAGAATGATTAAGCAAACAGACTTTGATGATAAAATTGATATTCTTCCTATAGCAGATCCTAACATATTCTCACAAACACAACGTATTAGTTTAGCTCAAACACAATTACAATTAGCTCAAACAAATCCTAAAATACATAATCTATATCAAGCTTATCGTAGTATGTATGAAGCAGTAGGAGTTAAAAACGTTGATTTAATTCTACCTCCCCCTCAACCCCCACAGCCTATGGACCCTAGTATGGAACACATACAGTCGATGGCAGGTAAAACTTTTCAAGCTTTTCCTAAACAAGACCATAAAGCTCACATTGATGCTCACTTAAATTTTATGGGAACTAGTATGGTGAGAAATAATCCAACGATTATGTCTGTGGTACAAAAAAATATTCTAGAACATATTTCTTTAATGGCTCAAGAACAAATTCAATTAGAGTTCAAAGATGAAATACTACAATTACAACAAATGCAGGCACAAATGCAACAACAAGCTACAACCGGTATGCCTCCACAACCTAATCCTATGATGGAACAACTACAAATTACTATCGAATCAAGAAAATCTAAGCTCATTGCAGAGATGACAAAAGACTTTATGGAAGAAGAACGCAAAATTAACTCTGCAGAGGACGTTGATCCACTAATTAAGTTAAAATCAAGAGAAGTAGAGCTTCGTGCAATGGAAAATGAACGCAAAAAAGAAGAAGGTGAGCAAAAATTAGAGATAGAACGTGCAAAATTAGTCCAAGATCAGGTTAAATTTGACGAAAAAATGGAACAAAACGACGAACATCAGTCATTAAGGGCCGGTGTATCTCTAGCCAAGTCAGGAATCTCTAAAATGAAGGTTATGACTGGAAATAAAACCTAAAAAAGGATAAAATAACAGCAAAGGAGCTACAGACCATGAAGAGTATGAGCAAAAGACCTATCGATCATCAAATGTTTGTTGATAAAGAGGGTTATAAAAAAGGCGGAGTCGAAATTGAAATGACAAAGCCCAACGAAACTCAGACAGAAAAGGTAGGCGGACAAAAACGCGTACTTCCTGAGAAAAAGCGTAGTGCCAAGTGGTACTAGCAAAGGAGGGTAATATGAAAAAAATATGGGATTGGACATTTGGCTTGTGGAACAAGCTAAACACTCACGCAAAATGGATGATAGCCATTGTTGCGGCACTCTTAGCATATAATTTCTTAATAGGTTAATGTTATCTAAATTATTAGGCGGATCTTTAGTAGACACTGTCGGTAAAGTTATCGACAGTGTCCACACCTCAGAAGAGGAAAAGTTAAACGCAAGAAATAAACTCAAAGAATTAGAAAACGAAATAAATTCCAAACAAATGGACATCAACTTAGCGGATGCTAAGTCTACTGCCACTGGTTTTGGTGGTATGATGCAGCGGTCGTGGCGCCCCCTTATCGGGATGTCCTGTGCGCTAGCGATAATGTGGGAGTACGTATTAAAACAGTTTATTATGTTTATACTTGCAGCATTTAGTGTAGAACACGATCCTTTACCTGCCCTTGATATGGCCGTTTTGATGCCGCTTGTACTTTCATTATTAGGAATGGCCGGCATACGCAGCTTCGATAAATTAAAAAAGACAAATTCAGATAAATGAAAATCTGTATAAAATGTCAATGTGCCTGTCATTGTGATACTTCTTGTATTTGGTGTGGTTGTGTAGGATGCACTCATGAAGAAACAAAAAGTGAATAGCACTATTGACCATGTAGTTAAAAAAACTACAATAGGCAACGGTAGGATAAGTACGTCTACCATGAACAAACATAAGCGACGTAGCTTTAAACCATATAGGGGACAAGGACGATGAACAAAAAATTAAAACCAGTTCCACCAAAAAACAAGGGACTTAAAAAATTACCAAAAAAAGTTCGTAATAAAATGGGCTTTATGAAAAAAGGTGGCAAAGTAAAATAATGGCTAAATTATGTGCAAAAGGTAAAGC